GGACTGTCCGAATAGACTATCCATCGAGCCGTTCCGGAAGTAGAGAGAGTCGCTCCCGCGCTGTTGTCAAAATCCCTTCCAGCAAGCACAATGCTGCTGCCACTGTTCGCATTGGCCTTTAGTGTACCAGCTGCGAGGGTAATACCTGAACCCGCTGTGATACCATAGTTAACAGCACTGATGGAGCCTGCGGTGATATCGCGCAAGGTAATGTCACCGCTCTCCCGGTTGGTCTTGCCTGATCCGTCTCGCAGTTCAATGGTGAGATTTCCATTACCCGTGTTGATTGTTGAGCCAGGAGCCATGGTAATCACCGCACTTCCATCAGCCCGGTATGCATCCACAACACCGTTGTCCACGCTATCATTGGCTGCCAGTGTGAGGTTGCTGTTGCTGGTTGAGATGCTGGCATTCATCAGAATGCTTCGACCCGCATTCAAGGCAAGATCGCCGCTCCTGCTACTCGGGCTTCCAGCAAGAATGGCTGAATTAACCGTAATGTCATTGTTGGCACTCAGTACCACATTGTCACCAGCATTGAGCAGAGAGGTGATCTGATCGGGAGTAAAGGTGTTGTCCGTGCCAGGATTGGAGGAGTATTGCTGTGACACGGGGACAGATGTAACAATGTCAACCCGTCCAGTGTTGATCAACCAGGCAGGAGAGCTGACAATAAAGCACCCCTTCATGTTGCCCACATTGAGAGGAGTGATACCACCTGAGCCAACCTGATCCTCTTTTAACGAACCGACCATACTGTTGAGCGATGTCACCGCTCCGACAGTTCCTCCAAGACCGTTCCCAAGCGTTACCGCACCTGCATTGGTGGCGGAACCGTTGTCCCATAATGGTGAGGTAACGACGTAATTGCCGTTTTGCATTACTGTTACGCTGCCAACCTGATTGCCGGTTTTCGTTCCGACCAGACTGTTGGTGGAGCTGATTGCACCGACAGTGCCTCCCACCCCGCATCCCCAAGTAACAGCTCCAGCATTCAGCGCCTTCTCATTGTCCCAATATTTTGAGCTCACGACATAGTTGCCGTTCGTCAAGGCAGCGACGTTATTCGATCTCGAATCATCTGACCCAGCATAATCATTTTTACTTGATCCAACGAGACTGTTGGTGGTGTTGACAGTCCCGATGGTGCCTCCAACTCCATTGCCCCATGTTACAGGTGTTTCTGGTATATAATTATATTATAATTATTTATGGATTTTTTAAAAGCATAAAGGAACAATGGTGGAACAAATTTGACGAAAGTCTCTTGGATTTTTATGCAGGGTGATTTGGCGGAACAGAGAGAAAAAAATGCAGATAAAAATAAATCGGTAAGCACTTATTTCTAAAATTTACAAAAAAGCACAATTGAAGCAAACTGCTTTTCATCCTCCGCGCTTCACTCGTTTTGCTTTTTCTGCCTCAAATAATCGTCGCTGCATTTCGCTGCTCCTCCGCTTTCGCCTTGCTCAACTCCTCAGATTATCATCCGGCAGTGCAATGCGTGCCAACTGCTTGTGCAGCTCGGTCTGCTGGGTGGCAGCATTTGCTCTTTGCTGCTGCAGCAAATAAAAGCATAGCGGCTTGGCAGCGTGCATGCAGTGGGTGATTGCGTGAAAGGCAGCGGTGCTTTGGCTTGCCAGGTCAAAATGGGGGGGTGTAATGAAGCGGCGCTCTATTGTTCGCAGCAGGCGGCAAATAAGAGCAGGGTACGCAGACGCAGATTACACAATATTACACCTCACGTCAATAATATAAAAAGCCCCTTCATGTACAAGGGGCTTTTATCGTCATCAATACTGGCAGCTTGTTTTATTATTTCATCGTGTCATCATCATTAGTTTTACGAGCCATCAGTATAGTTCAGATATCGAATCAGTTTTCTTGTTCTTTTTGTTTTCCATCCTTCGCTTCATAATCCAAGCTCCCCATGCCGCAATAACGGCACCGGCAAGCCATAGTGGTGTTTTAAAGCTTTCAAGTGTTTCCTTCATACGAAGAGACATTAAAAATGCTCATGATGTCATGCTATGCTCTCATCATGAGCATTCACTTGGATAAAGTGAAATTACTTTTTGGCGTGAATCTTATAATGATGCTTATGAGTAGATGCTGCAAAAGATTCGTTGCAAAATGCTACGGTCATAACCAGCATCATAAGACCCATAATTGCTTTTTTGATGTTCATAACTGTTCTAATTTTAATGATTAACGATAACTGTTTCGAATAAGTCCGCACACAAACACAAAACCACACATCTATTCTGACGATTCTCTGAGCATGTTCTTGCACAAAATTCTTTATCTGTAGAAGAAATGGCCTAAAAAAAGTGAATTGCCACCTGTTCTTATAAGTGTGTTTTTGATTTTTCTGCTATGTAGCGCTTTTCGTCACAGTCTGTAGCGCTTGACCTCCCGCCTTCTTGCTCAGCTCCCTATCAATCTTCTCAATCAAATCATCATCCGGCAGCGCAATTCGCGCCAGCTGCTTGTTCAGCTCTGTCTGCAAAGTAGTTGAGTTACTAATTGCGCCAGCAGCAAATAAAAGTAAGGCAAGCAGCATCGCGGTTGTTTCCGCGAAAGGCAGTGGTGCTGTTGCTTGCAAGATCAAAATGCGAAGTGGCTTCCAATGATGCATGGCTCTATAGATGGCAGAAGACCGTAAAAAACCAATAATTCCCAATGATTTTACGCTCATTACGTTGTCATTGCAATAAAACAGCGCTATCTTTCGTCAGGAAGTTTTTCATTTTTCCACTCTTCTCTCCTTATAAGCTATGGTAACAGAAAACAAAGCCGCGCGTTTCGCTTTAATTGGCACCATTATCACAGTTCTTGGTGGGATTATTGTCGCACTGATAACTGTTTTTGGTACCCCCAAGCAGGAAAAAAAATCTGATAAACCAGATACAGTGTCGTTTCAACGTCAGCCAGTCAATGAAACAAATATTAATAGCAATAATCACATCCAAACTGATGGGCAAGTTGTTATCACCAATCAGCAGTCTTCCAAGTGATCTATCGAATCTTATTATTCATGAAATCTGGTATCCACAACATCTGTGTTTACTTGAGTGTCATCATCGCTACTTCTGTTTTTAATCCTGTTACTGGTTTGAGTACTTCCAAGCCTAATAAAAAAAATGATACAACGACCATTAATAGTAATAATACTATTAGTGCGACAGGGGATGTAACTATCATCAATGAGAATAATGGTGTAACAAGTACACAGCTTTCAGTGCGGGATATGCGGCAAAATGCTAAAATGGAAAAGCGTTTTGCTGAGATAAAAAGAGAAATTGCCGATCAAAAATGGCAGGCTATCAAAAACGATCCATTTTTCAAGAATTTTGCATTAAACAAATATGGTAAAGAGCTTGATCAGCTCAATACGAGCGCGATGGCTACCTTTTGGCAAGATATTTCAGGTTATTTATCAGAAGCCAAAAGAATAGATGCCAACTATCAGCAAGTCACGCAGGGAATTGTCAGCAAAGATCTGAAAGCCCTCATAGCTCAAATAGACAAGGCAAGAGAGGACTGCAACTTTTCAGAAGTAAATCGATTACTGCAGGTGTTTGAGGAAAAACACTCCAGTTTAGCGCATGATACTGCGAAATTCTTCTACCTGAAAGCTCAGAACTTCGAACTCCAGGTCAATTATCCAGAAGCTGAGCGCTATTACCGAAAAGCTGCAGCAATAGAAGATCAGGATCCATTCTATCTTGATGCTCATGCTACAATATTGAAAACAATGGGGCAATATGCCGTCGCCGAGCCGCTCTATCGCCGTGCGCTGGGGATTTATGAGAAGGCGCTTGGCAAAGATCATCCGAATGTTGCAACAAGTCTGAACAATCTTGCGTTATTGCTGGCTTCGCAGGGCAAGTATGTCGAAGCCGAACCGCTCTATCGCCGTGCGCTGGCGATTTCTGAGAAGGCGCTTGGCCCCGATCACCCTGATGTAGCAACAAGTCTGAACAATCTTGCGGGATTGCTGAAAGTGCAGGGCAAGTATGCCGAAGCCGAGCCGCTCTATCGCCGTGCGCTGGGGATTTCTGAGAAGGCGCTTGGCAAAGATCATCCGGATGTTGCAACAAGTCTGAACAATCTTGCGTTATTGCTGGCTTCGCAGGGCAAGTATGTCGAAGCCGAACCGCTCTATCGCCGTGCGCTGGCGATCAAGGAAAAAGCTCTTGGCCCCGATCACCCTGATGTTGCAACAAGTCTGAACAATCTTGCGTTATTGCTGGCTTCGCAGGGCAAGTATGTCGAAGCCGAACCACTCTATCGCCGTGCGCTGGCGATCAAGGAAAAAGCTCTTGGCCCCGATCACCCTGGTGTGGCAACAAGTCTGAACAATCTTGCGGGATTGCTGTACACGCAGGGCAAGTATGCCGAAGCCGAGCCGCTCTACCGCCGTGCACTGGTGATCAGGGAAAAAGTACTTGGCAAAGATCACCCTGATGTAGCAACAAGCCTGAACAATCTTGCGGGATTACTGTATTCGCAGGGCAAGTATGCCGAAGCCGAGCCGCTCTACCGCCGTGCACTGGCAATTGATGAAAAGGCGCTTGGCAAAGATCATCCGACCACAGTAACGATACGGAACAATCTCAATTCACTCCCCAAGTAAAAAGGGAGCTATCCAGTCATTAAGCAGCAGCTGAGCCAGCTTGCACCGCCACCGCCCCCTTCCCCTTGCTCAGCTCCCTATCAATCTTCTCAATCAAATCATCATCCGGCAGCGCAATTCGCGCCAGCTGCTTGTTCAGCTCTGTCTGCAAGGTGGCTGAATTGATCATCGCTGCCGCTTCCCGTGCCGCCTTGATGAAATTCAAGTCAGCCTGCTTGTCGCGCAGCTCAAAGTGGGTGGGATAGTTCACCTCAAAGCCTGCATTTGCATGGTCGATTCCTTCCCATGCGCAGAAAATCTCAAAGATTCTGTACTCGGTCAGCTGCAGCTGGGCCGCCTTTTCGGCAAGCAGCGTGTTGAGTATCTGGAACTCGGTCTCCATCGCCACAGCCGAAACAACCTGGGCGCGGTAGGTTCGCACCGGTGTGAGGTGCGCCATGCGGTTGACCATTTCGGTTTTCTTGTCAATGGTGTTAAGCAGTCCGGTCAGTGCGCTTGCATCGGCCTGCAGCAGATAAGGAAGCTTGCCTGAAGGTGTGTCGGGATCCATGATAATAACGCCGCCCGCACCGGTCGAGGCCTGGTCATTGAGGTTTTTGACAAGTGTTTTGTGGTTTGCGCCCCTGATCATTTGGGTCAGTTCGGAGAGGTCGTTATAGATGCTGATCTGCACTCCGGCTATATCCTGCAGGTCGGAGGTGGAGAGGCCTCTTGTCAGTGACTTCTTGTTGTAGTGTGGTGTTGCCGGTATGCGGCCAATCGGGTTTTTTATCGTGATTGTTTGCGTGGTTTTTCCAACGGTTGTGCTGGTCACCACTGTATCTTTTGACCATTGGCGGATAATTTTCACGTCGCCTTCTCGTGTTGTGTACTGTTCCTGGACCTCGAACCAGGTCAGCTCATATTCGCCGGAGGGTTTCGGCGTAAACTCAAAATCGGTCACATCAAGCGGGGTGTAAAAGCGCAGGTAGGGCCTTATGCCGCCATTGATTTCATCAGCCTTGGTGTATGCCGCAGAGCCCGGCTTGTCCACAATAACCCATACCACCCCGTAGACAGAGCCCCATATCAGCACCTGCTTCATGAACTCATTGTATGGAGTGCCTTCGCGGTCGGCATCATGCAGCAAGGAGTTCAGCGGCACATTATTGTTCAGCGTTCCCAGATTGCGTTTCGGAGGTTCGCGCCAGATAAAGCCGCTGTATGTCGAGACCACCCCTTCGCAATGGTTCTCAAGCGGCGTCTGCTTCACCCGCTCCTGCAGTTGCGCTGCACTCTCATTGATATACTGGTAGAGATAGTTCATCTCCTTCCAGGCCCGCCCGCCCTTGTAAGCCGCTTCAAACATCTTCCAGTCATCTGTATTCGCTGTATAGACACTGTTCGCCATTTTCCTGTTCCGGTTGGTTTGAAAAACTTCTCATCATTATTCTTAAACTCTCCAGTGCATCGGCTGCCTGATGTTCATGTCCGGCATCCGCACAGGAAAGAGTTTTTCGATTGCATAGCCTGCAGCGTCGGATGCATGGGTGAGCGCCTCGTTGCTCTTGTCGATTTCCCCGCATTTCCAGCTTACCTGCTCAAAGTCTTTCACGAGGCGGGGACACCTGGCGCTTATCCGCAGCTTGCCTTCGCGCATCAGCTTGTTGACTGCATTCACGCGGGCGCGTTGCGGCGGGTGTGCCGGCCTTGCTTCCACCGTAAAGCCCTTGTCTCGCAGGATGGTAAAATCAGTTGCATCCGAAGAGCTTTTGCGCGCCCGTCCTGCAGGATCAGGGAAGACGGTTATGCCGGGGTAGCGCTCATGCAGGCGGTCGGCCAGCTCGTAGGTTGTAGAGTTGTCGATGTGGATTTCGTCATGGAAGCAGACCACCCCGTCCGACATCACCGAGAATATTTCCGCCGTCATGTTGTCAATGTTGAAATCAATCCCGGCACGCAGCGGCTGGTTCATCGCACCCTCCTGTATCATGTTCCGCTCAAAATATTTGTAGACCCTGCCAGCCGTCAGGTTGACAAACTGCCCGTTCAGATAGGCCGCACGCTGATTTTCGTCGAAAGCTTTTTCAAGCATTGTGATAAATTGCTCCGGGAGAAAGGTATTGTCTGCCGTGCGCGCCACAACAGTGCCAAGATCGTATCGCCCGTCGAGGTTTTGCGCCAGTTCGTATCCCCAGTTGAGTTGTTCGGGGGTACCTGTCAAAAAGAGTTCCCTGTAGAAGGCCTCCGGGTGGCGCAGCCGGGAGAGCACTACACTGAGAATCTCCTCATGCATGATGAAGGGTTCATCAATTCCTGCCGTGGCGAGGTTGGGCCCTTTGAGCGATTCCGGTTCGTCTCCGCTTGCAATCCAGATGTATCCATTCCAGTCGGGGATGAAGAATTCGTGGTTGGTCTTGTTGTAGATATAGTTGACAGTGCCCCGGTCGAGCATCTCCCTGATGGAGACAATGACTGTTTTCCGCGCCTGCTTGTAGGTCGGCGAGACATAGAGGTGGGGGATGGGGGAGTTCATATAGGAGCTCCAGATGGAGCGCAGGGCACCGATGCGGGTTTTGCCGCACCCGTACCCTCCGACGAGCAGCTTGATAAAGTTCGGCAGCTGCCAGAAGGCACGCTGGTGCGGCAGCATCAGGCTCAGGTCAATCTTGTAGATCGGCTGGTTCATTGCAGCGATGAAGGCAGCCTGGCACGCGCTTTTGCTTCAGTTGCACCGGGCCTCTCGAGTGTCAGGTCATTGCGGTAGTATCCACCTTCCAGCAGGTCGGCAACGCCGGGCACAGCAGTACCGGTTGAGTCCTTCACCCACACTTTCACATTTCTGACAGTTTCCCGAAGCTGGACCGTTCTTGTTGTGCTGTTGCCAAGATAGACCACGCGGCTGCCGCAGCCCTCAAGGCAGAGCGCCAGCATGGGGAGTATCACCGCCCCACCCGTCAGCTTTCGCCGAGTTGATAAATGCATCATCGTTTTTGTCTGGTTTGCCTGCAATAATCTGCCGTGGCGACATTGCCCCAAGTACGGCATCCACCAGCCCCTGCAGCACGCCTTTTTCTGCAAGGGCCTTGATGGTGGAACGCACAATGACGGCCATCAACCGATCGAAAAAAGTTTCCATTACTGTTTCGGGTTGAGTGCAAGAGCGTTCAGCACCGCGATGATTTTGGCAAGCATGGCATCATCCGCCTGCGATGGTGTCATCTTGACAATCAGCGAGGCGAGCGTTACCACACCACCGACAGCCGCCGTGATGTTTACCCAATTCGCCTGAATCCATTCCATTATCTGTCTCCGTTTAGTTGTATAAAATCAGCTTCATCAGCTGCAAGCCTCTCAGTACATCCTCTCATTATCTTTCGTCTGTCCGGGCGGTATCCGGCCCATCCCTGTCAGCAGTACCCGCCATCTATTGTTTCAGTCATGGTTTTTTCGGTTTGTTGTCCTGGTTTGTCATGTTTCTCCTTCTTTCCTGCGGTGTCTCATCATCAATGGTGCCAGCGAAAAAGTTGAAAATCCTTCTCTCCCTGCGGTAAATCTCACTGATAACCCGGTCACCGAGAGCACCGGAGATATAGCCCACAATAAAGGAGAGGTCTCTCGGCAGCTCCATGTATTCGCAGAAGAGGTAGGCCGGGCATATCGCCAGCACTGCAACCGTAAAGCGGATCAGCAGATCCCGTTTGCCCAGTATCATATTCTGGTAAAGCCCATGGAAGATATTGGTCAGGGCCCCGAGAAAGCCGCTGATCACCAGTCCAAGTATATCTTCGTTTTTCATCCGCATCTCTTTTTAAAAGCTTCTCACCGCCCGAACCGTCGGATAGTCGCTGTTCTTGATATCATCAAAAGGTGAAGAATCGTAGAATGAGTAGATGCTCACATTTGTTGCATTGACCTCCGTGGAACTCCAGTAGTTGCCCTCCGGGTCCATCACGCCAATTGCCGTGCAGTTGATGCAGAGCTTTTCCAGCTCCTTCTCGCTCGGCAGGTACCAGTCGCTGAAGCCTCCGCCGCTGTAGTTGCGGCAGTTCTTTGCCGCGCTTGCCGTATGCCCTGCTTGCGCCATGATCTTCGTTGTGTTCGCTGCACCGCTGCCAAGGTTTGCGCTTGTGCCGGTCACGGCAACCGACGTGATGTTGCTCCATGCAGTCACGGCAGCCTGGTCGGCAGTGGCAACAATCAGCCCGTGCGGCGTCGAGGAGCTGTAGCCCGGATCACCGGAGAGCAGCAGATAGGCGCATATTCCGCCGCCATAGGCCGCACCGACAACCGGAGCAGCAGAAGCGCTCCATACTGTCGTGCCGTTGCAGATGATCGAGCTGAGCACAGTACCGTTACAGGTCACAGCAGTCACGGTAGTTCCATTGAAAGTGAGCGGCATCGGTCAGGTTGTTGTCAGTGTCAGGGTCGTCCCCGAAAGCGAGGCCTTCATTCCGCCATAGACCGTCGCCGTTGCCTTCTGGGCAGCAGCATCGGTTATGCCATAGCCCGAGAGCGTTGTCGGTTTTCCCGTTACAGCACTCCAGGCCATCGAACCCGGCAGCGTCATGATGTTGCCGCTTCCGTCCTTGGTATAGAGCAGCTTGTCAGCCAGGTTAACGAGCAGTTCTCCGGTATCGCATTGGGCAGTGGTCGGCACCCGCGCCGCCACCGAAGTCCGTTTTAAAAGTAGCTTGGCCATAATCAATTATTATCATTTTCAATCTTCTCTACTCTTCCCTCAGCACGCAGCACCCGCAACTCAGCACTCTTTTAAAAAGTCCCTCCGTCCACCACTCCCACATCCAGCGTCACATAGCCATTCCCGGAGCCCTTCGCCCAGCTCATGCTTGTGCCCATCCGTACAACACCGTCAGTGCCGTCAGTACCCCAGAGATAGCCCGCAGTGCCGCCGGTGATAATCGCTACCTTCTCGTCAGTTGAGCCAGCCGGGATGTTCAGCGCGCTCTTGAAGGCATCGAAGGTGATCTTCTTCTCCTTCTGGCCGGTCGTCTCACTGTAGTCGTGCAGCATCACAAGGTCATTGGGGCCGTCAATCGCCGGAAGCGTCACCAGGGCATCAATGGAAGGAACCACCGGTATTTTTGTTGCTGCGCCTGTTGCAAGATGCAGCGTGCCGCGATCAAGTGTCACCATCGGTTCACCGGCATTCATCCCGTTCGTCGGCAGCGAAGCATAGTTGCCCCGTTTCAGTTTCAGTATCTGTGCCATACCCTCATTCGTTTAATTATTAATCCTCCACTCATGTCCTTCCGGGTTCCTTCGAGGAATCCATCTTATCTTCCCTTGTCCTCAGCACTTTTCAAAAAGTCCCTCCATCCACCACCTTCCCGTCAATAGCAGCATTGTCCACCAGCAGACCCGCCACAAGCACAAAGCCGTCATCCCTGATCTTCAGCGCGCCAAGGGGAGCTGCAGCATCAACCAGCACTGCCGTATGCATCTTCACATGCCCCCCGGGCCCGAGGTAGTCGTCTGCAGCAGGTATCAGATAAGCCATTGTTCCCCTTCATGTTTTACGGTCATCACCACTCTTCCGGTTTCTCTTTCTCAGCAGTCAGCACGCCGCATTTTCAAGCCGCAATCTCCTCAAACCGCGCATTGTAATCTCCGAACGTAATATCCGCCGAGCCGAAGGTCGCATAGCCGATGACGCAACTGATAGTCCAGCCTCTTGCAAGCAGTGCCGCATGGGCTGCATTGCTGCTTGAGGTGCGCCGGCCATTCCCCCCGCTGATATCAAGCACGCCATTGTGTATTGCCGTTGCTGCCAGGTCATGCAGCAGCTGGTCGATATCCCCGGCAAGGAGGTGCAGGTCAGCAAGTTTCAGCACAATGCCGTTCGCCCATGCAGGCAGCAGCGCGCCGCTGTAGCTGGCGGCAAGCGTGCCGCTGAGGTCGATCTTCTTCAGGTGCGGCAGGCGCTGCAATGCCGCAAGGTCGCCGTGCACCAGCGTATGCTGCAATGCGAGCTGCTGCAGCGCAACCGGCAGCGTGGCGATGTCGCCGGTCACGTCAGAGCCGCTCAGGTTCAGGGTTGCAAGATGCAGCAGGCCGCCAAGCGCCGCGATATCGCCGCATACCGCACTGCCGGCAAGCTGCAGCACTTCAAGCGCAAGCAGGTATTTGAAGGAGGTTATGCCGCCTTGCAGCGAAGGAGCGGCGAGTGAGTCAAATTCCGTTATCAGCTGCACCTCTCCCTTTATCACAATGTCATAGCGCCCGGAAGCCGGATAGACCGCAGTATAGTGCTTGTCGATTGCATCAAACTTTACCTGATAGGCCGTGCCCCGTCCCCAGTTCAGGGTTACAAATCCCGCTCCGTTCAGCAGCAGCGAGCGGCTGCCCGGCTCCTGCACATCATACCAGAGTCCGGAGAGCGTTCCGGGCAGTTGCCGGATCTTCCATTCACCATCCTGATCGGAAGGACCGGTCATGCACCATCCCTGCTGACTGGTTACTTTCCTTGTTTCGTTGAATGGCAGCATGGCATTCGGTACCGGTTATTATCGCCGCACTCTTGAACGCTCGGCAAGCGGCATGACAAATATCTTCTCATAGACACCATTGATGAGGTATTCAACCCCTTCACCAAAGACCGATTGCATTTCACCCATGTACTCTCTCTCATAGAAAGCAAGCATTGAGAGGAAGCCCTGTCCGCCCACCGAAGCGGCAAGCCGCGGCAGCACATACCAGCCGAGCACCCGGTAGACCGAGGCCCTTACCCATTGCGTAGAATTGAGGCTGGCAGCATCGAAGAGCGTTGAATCGGTGGCAAGCAGGCTCATGCTCCTGCGGGCTGGATCGACAAGCGTGTTCTGCAGCGGCAGCCAGAGGGCTTTGATGTCCCGCACAATGTCCGATGCAGCTTTCACATGGTAACCGGTGAACTCACTGATCCCATGCTCAAAGACATAAGGCTGGTATTCCATCAGATCACTGTCAGACGAATAACTCATATCTCAAAAGTTTCGAGTGCGCAGTGCTGAGTGCCGGGTTCTTTTGCCGAGCACTCAGCACTCGCTCCTCAGCTCTTTATTTGCGAAGCAGACAGGCCATATTCGGATCCAGGCACTTCACGCCATAAAGCACATCGAGCGCCACCTTGACTGCAGAGGTATCGGGCGCATACCAGATACGGGAGCGCATGGCAAGCTTGCTTACCGGGTCAGATACCGTTGCAACCCTTGCATTGCCCAGCTGTTCGCCGATATCGGAGAGCGGAGCCATGGCCAGCGCAAAGGCGTTGTGGTGGAAGGCAATGTTGTTGGTGAAGTTCATGAAACTCATGCTCACCACAGCGTTGTCAGCCACTGCCTGGGCAAGCGGCGGGTATATCTGCACGCCGGAGAAGGCGTTTCCGGCAGCAGTCACCGCGGTTTCATTGACCACCGCATAGCGCTGACTGTCGCCTGCAATGCTGAAGGTGTCACCCATCAGCAGCGTGCCGGTCACTGTTGCGGCATCAAGGTTGATGAGCGAGCTGCCTTTCGCCTGAGCGCCATTGACTGCAAGCGTTGCAAGCGAGCAGGTGCCTTTCGTGTGCGTGCTCACATTCTGGTTGCCGAAAATTTCGAAGCCAAGCCAGTTGCCGATATGGCCGGTTTTCAGCACATCCTGCGAGGCCTGTCCGGCAAGGTTGTTGCTGGCAAATACCTTCTGGAATCCTCCCCTCAGCGTAGAACCGACTTCAAGATGCAGCGAGCCGTCATCCATTGCCACCTTGTTGTCGAACATCACCTGGCTGAGGTTGGTCAGATCGTCAATCGAGGTTGTCGCCTGGGCATCCACATACCATGGCACGTATGCAGCAAGCGAGTTCAGTTTCGTGTCGATATCCTTGGCAAGCGCGTAGACTGCAGGACGGATATGATCGGTGATGATCTGGTCGCCGGTAAAGGAGAGCTCCTTGTCAGTCAGCGAGAACTTCACCTCTTTCCACTGGTCAAGCTTCATCTCAACATAGCTGGTTTCGATGTTCTGGTCAGTCGAAGGGGCATCCTGAGCGGTGAAAATGCCAGGCTTCTTGATTTCAATCGTACTTCCTTTCGCCTTCGAATCCTTGTCATAGCCACGATGCACCCTTCCGGACATACCGAGAGAGGATTCAAGTGCAATCAGCCCCTCGTTTGCATAAAAGAGAGGATCATAAATTCCCAATACATTGGTCGGCATAACTCAATCTCCTTATAGGTTTCTGTTATCGTTATCGCTCTATTTCAACGGTCGTCCCGGCCTTCATGGCAGCATCGCGCGCAGCCCTGTACTTCGCAGGGTCGCGGGCATCCTCCGCACTCAGCTTGTATGCCGCCCTGCTTCTGCCGTCTCCCGAACCCTGACTGCCAGCGCCACCAGGGCCAGCGGCAAGGAAGTGCGGATTTGCCTCAAGGAACATTTTCACATGCTCAGCCACTGAGACCGGCTTACCATTTTTGCTTACCAGATTGCCAGCCCCATCAACCACACTCACGCCGGTCAGCGGGTCAAACTTGATTGAGCCCTTCAGGAGAGCCGATACCTGCTCAGGCTTCAGCGCCTTGAGCGCGGTTGCTGCAGAGAGCAGCTTCCCGTCAACCTCCGAGCGCTCAAGCATCCCTGCAAGCATCTTTATTTGCTCAGCTGCCTCGCGCTGGGCTTTCTCGAAAGCCACATCCTTCTCTTTCACCGTATTGGCAAGCAGCTGCTCATACTGTCCCTTAGATTTCAGGACATCCTCGGCACGCTTCACCTCATCAGCCTTCAGCTTTTCGTACTCATCGATATCAATGCCGGTAAATGGCGCCTTGGCAGCAGCAACAGCAGCGGCAACCTGCTGGGCAACAGCAGCATCAAGCTCAGCCTGGGTAAAAATCTTTTCAGAAGCGGCAGGCGGTGCGGCGGCAGGTGAAGCGCCGCCGGCAGCATCGCCATCAATGCCAAGAGGGCGCGGCAAAAGCATGCGCAGGAACGAAAGAGGCAGGAGTTTCATAGTTCATATCATTTTATTTCAAATAAGAAACAATAATATGCAATAATATAAGTAAAGATTTTTAAAGAAAAAGAGAAAGATTGAATAAGATTAGCAAATATTAGCAGGCATGGCACTGGGTGTTGCTTAATCAGACATGCGGGTGTTTCTTGGTAAGCAGGTTGTGCGTGTGGCACTGGCGGGTGTTGG